CAGCACAGTCAAGACGCACGAATACGACGACGGGTCTTACTGCGTTCCCACAGTTCTGTATTGCGGTTAAGGAGCAACCATGTCCGACGTTGAACTGAACGTGTCACTCACCCTATCCGAAGCCGTCGCCATCACGGAGTTAAAATGATTACTTACGCATGGGTGATTTCAGCACTTAATTGCATCCCGCAAGCCCCCGAAGGCGCAGATTACGTCGTTACGGCTCACTGGTCGTGCAACGGCACGGACGGTACGTATAGCAGCAGCGTTTACAGCACCTGCTCGTTCCCGGTCGTGCAAGGCGAACAATTTGTTCCTTACGCCGATCTGACCGAAGAACTGGTGCTGTCGTGGTGCTGGAATAACGGCGTAGACAAAGACAGCGCCGAAGCTGCTGTCGCGCAAGGGATTGAGAACCAGATCAACCCGCCTATCGTTACGCCGCCCCTACCGTGGGCGCAGGGTTAATCCGCTACCCTTTTTTAGCGGATACATTGGAGAGCAAACATGGCGAAAGACACGAATAAGCCAAAAGTCTCGATTGATGGTGTGGAGTACGACCCGGAGACATTTAGCGACGAGCAGAAGGTTATCTTGAGTCACTTGCTGGACTTAAACCGTAAGCTGGATTCAGCCCGGTTTAGTTATGACCAGTTACAGGTAGGCCGTGACGCCTTCCTAAAGCTACTCAAAGACAGCCTTGCTGCATCGACGGTTGAAGTTCCGACGACTGCACAATAAACTTTTTACCGTACTGGCCCGGTAGACCAGGGATTCCACGGGAATCAACATGACTGAAAATACTGAAGTAGCGGTTACTACGCCCGCGCCGGAACAGGAAGCTACGGCGGCTCCTGCACCCGAAGTCGTTGCGCAAGCAACAGAATCGCCGGAGGAAAGGCCTGCCGCCCACAAGACTTTCTCACAGGAAGACTTGGATGCAATGGTAGGCAAAAGACTTGCGAGGGAAAGGCGCAAGTGGGAACGCGAACAGGCAGCCAAGGCAGCGGAACTAAACCCCGCCGCACCGGCTAGTCTGCCAAGGCCCGAAGAAGACCCTGAGGCTTATGCTGAGGCGCTTGCCGAACGCAAAGCTGTTGAATTGCTTGCTCGACGGGAAGCCGAAAAGCAACGCTTTGAAACATTGGAGGCTTACCAAGACAAAGAGGAAGCCGCACGCGAGAAGTACGTCGACTTTGAACAAGTCGCTTACAACCCTACGCTGGCGATTACCTCAGTCATGGCAGAAACCATCCATGCGTCAGATATTGGGCCGGACATCGCTTATTACCTTGGGGGCAACCCGAAGGAAGCGGATCGCATCTCCCGCATGAATCCTTTTTCGCAAGCGAAAGAGATCGGCAAGATTGAAGCCAAATTGGCTGAAAATCCGCCGGTTAGAAAGACAACCAGTGCGCCCCCGCCGATTAAGCCTGTTACGGCCAAAGGCGTCGGTTCCGCTCAGTACGATACGACTGACCCAAGATCGGTGAAGTCGATGAGTACGTCAGAATGGATCGAAGCCGAACGACTGAGACAGATTAAGCAGTGGGAAGCGCGTAATCGCTAACTTCTTCTAAAGGTATAAAATGTCCAATTCGTTGCTTACAATTGACATGATCACCCGTAAAGCTCTCGAAATCCTCGAGAACAACCTGGTGATCACTCGCAATGTGAACCGTCAGTACGACGACAGCTTCGCTGTTGAAGGTGCCAAGATCGGTTCGACCCTCCGCATCCGTCTGCCGGATCGCGCTCTTGTGACCGACGGCGCTGCGCTTCAGGTTCAGGACGACAACGAGCAGTTTACCACGCTCGCCGTCGCTTCCCAGAAGCACATCGGCGTCAACTTCACGAGTGCCGAACTCACGATGCAGTTGGACGACTTTGCTGAACGCGTGCTGAAGCCGCGTATCAGCCAGTTGGCCTCCAGCATCGACGCTGACGTTGCTAACAGCTTTAAAAATGTCTATCAGTCTGTGGGTACTCCGGGCACGACTCCGGGCACTTCGTTGGTTCTGTTGCAGGCGCAGCAGAAGCTGAACGAAGCCGCTGCTGTGATGTCGCCGCGCTATGCAACCGTTAACCCGGCTGCCAACGCTGGCCTCGTCGAAGGCATGAAGGGTCTTTTCAACCCGACCGACACCATTTCCCGCCAGTTCAAGAATGGCCTGATGGGCATGGGCGTCCTCGGTTACGAGGAGATCAATATGTCGCAGTCGATCAAGCAGCACACGAACGGTAACTGGGGAACGACCATTACGGTTGGCTCCACGGTGTCCACGCAGGGTGCTTCTTCGATCAGCATCGCGTTCACCGGCTCGTCCAAGACTTGGAAGGTCGGCGACGTGTTCACGATTGCGAACGTCTACGCGGTCAACCCGCAGACCCGCGAATCGACCGGCAGCCTCCAGCAGTTTGTTGTGACCGAAGACCTCACGGCTTCGTCCACCGGAACGCTGAAGATCAGCCCGGCTCTTTACACGGCGTCCAATGCGCTTGCCACTGTGGACTCGTTTCCGCAGTCGGGCGCGGCGATTACGATGCTCGGATCGGCTCAGGGCCAGTACCCGCAGAACCTTATTTACCACAAGGATGCGATTACGTTTGCCACGGCTGACCTCCTGCTCCCGCAGGGTGTGGACATGGCCTCGCGTCAGGTTCACAACGGCATCTCCATGCGCGTTGTCCGTCAGTACGACATCAACAACGACCGTCTGCCGTGCCGTATCGACGTGCTGTATGGCTACTCGGTGATCCGTCCGCAGATGGCCTGCCGCCTCTGGGGCTAATTCTTAAATCACAGGAGTAACTTAAAATGGCAATTCCTAATGGCGCTGGTGGATACCAGGTTGGTGATGGCAATATCGGCGAGGCCGTTCTTGGGACGCAGAGCGCCCCGACGGCTTACGCCGGAGCGACTGGCACGTTTGCGGCGGCTGATCTTGCCGCTGGCATCGTGACGGTCGATTCGGGTGGCACGGACGCGGGTACGTACTCGCTTGCCGCTGCTTCGCTGGTTGACGCTCTTGTCAGCTCGGCTAAGGTCGACTCTGCGTTCGATTTCTTCGTTGTTAACCTTGGTGACAACGCGGCGAACGACGTGACGATTTCGGGCACGGGTTGGACGGTCGTGGGTTCGGCAGTGATTGCTGACGGTACGTCGGCTCACTACCGCGCTCGCAAGACCGGCGATGCGGCCTGGACCTGCTATCGGGTATCGTAATAGCAATGCCCCCGGCGGGGAAACTCGTCGGGGGCACTTTAACAGGATTAGACAATATTATGTTTTATTACCTCCGACATCCGGTTCACGGAACAAAGGTTGCCATTTCAGAAATGGAATTGGAGAACGACTACGAGGACGGCTGGGAGGAATTTGATCCAGCGGAACCGGCGGTGCAGGAAGAAGAGCCTGCGCCGTCGGCATCCGCAAATGCTCTAAAAACAAGACGCACGAAGCGGAGTTAAGACATGGCTACTGCTGCTGACCAGATCAACGGCGCTTTGCGGCTGTTGGGCGTCCTTGCAGAAGGCGAAACTCCATCAGCAGCGGTATCGCAAGATTCGCTGACCGCGCTCAATCAGATGATTGACTCGTGGAATACTGAGCGACTGGCCGTATTCTGCACTGAAGACCAAGTATTTAACTGGCCCCCGTCCACCATCGAGCGGACGCTTGGCCCCTCTGGCGATTTCGTTGGAAACCGCCCGATTCAGATTCTCGACTCGACGTATTTCCGTGATCCGGCGTCGGGTATCTCCTATGGTATTAAGCTGATCAACCAGCAGCAGTACAACGGTATTGCTGTAAAGACCGTGACCAGCACTTACCCGCAGGTCATGTGGGTCAACAACACGTTCCCGAACGTAGAAATGTACGTGTACCCGGTGCCGACAAAGGTGCTGGAGTTCCACCTCGTTTCTGTGCAGGAACTGTCAACTCCGGCTAACCTTGCGACGAACCTTGCGTTCCCGCCAGGTTATTTGCGTGCATTCCGTTACAACTTGGCGTGCGAAATCGCACCGGAGTTTGGCGTTGAGCCGTCCCCGCAGGTGCGCCGTATTGCGATGTACAGCAAGCGAGACTTGAAGCGCATCAACAATCCGGGCGATGTCATGTCGATCCCGTACAGCATCGTCGGCACGCGTCAACGCTTTAACATCTTTGCGGGTAACTATTAACCGTGAAGACGCCGATTCTAGGCTCTGCGTATTTGATCCGCAGCGTCAATGCTGCGGCCAATCGCATGATCAATCTGTACCCGGAAGTCATACCCGAAGGTGGTAAGGAACCGGCGTACTTGCAGCGTTGCCCCGGCTTAAAACAACTTGTCGTAGTGGGTAGCGGCCCGATCCGTGGGCTGTATCCGCATAACGGCATTCTGTATGTCGTTAGCGGCTCAGAGTTTTACAAAGTTACTGATGCGCTTGCTGTTACAAAAATCGGCGATGTGACTGGCACTGGCCCGGTTTCGATGGCCGATAACGGAAACCAGTTGTTTATTGCGTGTAACCCAGATGGGTTTATCTACAACTTCAACACGCTGGCCTTTGCGCAGATTACGGACATCGACTTTCCAGGCGCGATCACGGTTGGCTACATCGACGGCTACTTCGTATTTAACGAGCCAAATAGCCAGCGGTTTTGGATTACAGGATTGCTGGATGGCCTGTCGATTGACCCGCTTGACTTCGCGTCAGCTGAAGGCGCTCCCGATGACATTGTGTCGATTATTGTCGACCATCGAGAGGTCTGGCTGTTCGGAGAGAACTCAGTTGAGGTCTGGTACAACTCAGGCAACATTGACTTCCCGTTTGACCGGATTCAGGGCGCATTTAACGAAATCGGCTGTATTGCGCCATATTCAGTTGCAAAGCTGGACAACAGCGTATTCTGGCTAGGCGCCGACGCCCGTGGTTCTTGCGTTGTGTATCGGGCGCAAGGCTATCAGGGTACGCGTATTTCAACTCACGCGATTGAGTATGAAATACAGCAGTACAGCGACCCGACCGATGCGTTGGCCTATACGTATCAGCAAGACGGTCATTTTTTCTATGTATTGATTTTCCCGTCTGCGCAGGCTACTTGGGTCTATGACTCAACGACCGACTCATGGCATGAGCGAGCAGGGTTTTCTAACGGGTCGTTTACGCGGCACTGGTCCAATTGCCACGCTAACTTTTTAGATACGCCGACTGTGGGCGACTATGAGACAGGCCAGTTGTATACGTTTGATTTAGACACGTATACCGATAACAACCAGACGCAAAAGTGGCTGCGATCATGGCGTGCGCTCGATACGGGTGAGAACAATTTTAAGCGTACTACGCATCACTTGCTTCAAATTGATATGGAGTCAGGCGTCGGGTTAAACCTCGGCCAAGGCAATGACCCTGAGATTATGCTTCGCTGGTCGGATGATGGCGGCCACACGTGGTCAAACTATCATCAAGCGACTATCGGCAAGATCGGCCAATATTTCTTCCGAGTGTTTTATCGCCGTCTGGGCATGACGCTCAAATTGCGTGACCGCGTGTACGAACTAAGCGGCACCGATCCGGTAAAGATCGCCATTATGGGCGCAGAGTTGACGGTATCTGGCACCAATGCCTAGTAACATCACTCGCATTCCCGCCCCACGCGTGCCGCTGCTTGATCTGCGCACAGGCCTTGTGTCGCGTGAATGGTTTCGGTTTTTTAACAATTTGTTTGTTATTACCGGAAACGGGACATCGGAATTTAACATCGACGACTTTAATCTTGAGCCTGATCCGATTGCGGGCACTGCCGATGAGTTGGCAGTTGCAGAATCGGACATACAGGGACTTAGTTTACAAAGCGGGTCAGATGGGGAAGTTAACTCGCAGCTCGCGGTGCTGCAGTCAGAGATTGACGCATTAAAGATTGAGCCGCCGCCAGACCAGCAGGTCTTTGCAGACTATGCGATGGTGTATGACACCACAACGCATACCCCTGCGGCGATCAATACGGCCTATGCGGTGACCTTTAACACGACCGCGTTTGCTCGCGGCATCCGTATTGGCAGCCCGACCTCAAGAATCCTCTGCAACCGCCCCGGCATTTACAACTTTATTTCTAGTGCCCAGATCGACAAAACCTCAGGCGGAACGGGCAACATTTGGTTTTGGGGCAGAAAGAACGGGACAAACATTGCTGATTCTGCGTCTCGAGTGCAGATTCAGGGCAACAACGCAGAACTTGTTACAACTGTCAACTTTTATGTTGAAATGTCGAACGGCGACTATTTTGAGTTGATGTACGCTGTTGACAGCACGAGCGTCATTATTCTGACGGAAGCGGCTACGGCATTTGCCCCGGCTGTTCCGTCAGTAATTTTAACTGTGAACCAGGTGAACCTATGACTGTTAATCTTTCGGCATTCGCAGGCGCGGGTGCGCAGTTTTTTGACAACAATGGCGATCCGCTCTCTGGCGGGCTTGTTTATTCGTATGACGCAGGCACCACGACGCCTCGCGCAACCTATACGGATGACAGCGGCAGCACCCCAAATACCAACCCTATCGTGCTGAATTCGGCTGGGCGCACGCCATCTGATATTTGGTTAGATGATGGGTTTGCATACAAATTTGTTTTGCGCACGTCTACCGGTGTGTTGATTGGCACGTATGACGACATTCCTGGCATTAACGACGGCAGTGCAGGCGGCCCGGTGAGCTGGAATGACATCATTGATAAGCCAACCACGATAGCGGGGTTTGGAATTACTGACGCTTATACAAAAGCTGAATCAGACGCCAAATTTGCGCCCATCAACAACCCGACGTTTACGGGCACAGTTCTTATCCCCGATAACTGTGCTGTTAATACAAACCACGTTGCCGGGTATCGAGATGCACCACAAGTAAGTAAAACGGCTAATTATCAGTTAGTGCTTTGCGATGCTGGAAAGCACATTTACATGAATGGAACCAGCATTACGCTGACGATTCCAGCAAATAGTGCTGTGGCATTCCCGATTGGAACAATCATGGGAATTGTAAATGCAAACTCAACGTCCCTTTCTATTGCAATTACGACCGACACGCTGACTTTAGCAAATAGTACTAGCACTGGCACTAGAACCCTTGCGCAAAACGGTATGGCAGTGTTGTTAAAAGCTGGCGCTACTAATTGGATTATTAACGGACCTGGTCTGACCTAATGTCAGGCGCAAATTTTTTCTTATGGTTATTTGCCGGAGGTGGCGGGAGCGTCACAACCTGTTTTACGACCGGCAGCGCAACAGTCACTGCCCCCGCAGGCGCTACGTCTTTGGAAATTCGAGTGTGGGGCGGTGGCGGTGGCGGCTCGACAGATGCCACAACTTATGCAAATGGCGGCGGCGGTGGCGGATTTATAAGCAAAACTCTTTCAGTAACTGGCGGCGTAACGACTGCAACCTACTCAGTAGGAGCTGGAGGCGTAGGAGGGGCTAGTGGCGCTGCCGGTACTAACGGCGGAAATAGCACAGTTACTATCGGCGCAACAACATATTCAGCGAATGGCGGTCAGGGCGGGTCGGTTAGCGGAAATGGCGCGGGCGGCACCACTAGTGCTAATGGCGACATTAATGAAAACGGTCAAGTTGCATTTGGCAGTGTTGGTGGTAACGCGGGCGGTCAAGCCTTTGGCGGTGGCATCGGTGGTATATTCAATGCCGGGCTGCCTCCAGGTGGCGGCGGCGGTGTAAAGGCATGGCCTCCGGCGCAAGTTGGCGCAGATGGCGCTCGCGGCGAAATTTGTTTTTATTTTTCTTAATGGTGATTTATGGCAGTTGCAGTTAAAGTTTTAATTCCAGCTAAAACAGCGGAAGCGAGCGGAACACCGCAATACGTTGCAACAAATGTAAAAGCGATCATCGATAAATTTACCGCAACTAATTACAGTGCTTCAGCGGCTACAATTTCTGTAAATTTAGTAACGGTTTCTACTACAGCAGGAAATGCTGACTTAATTGTTAAAAACAAAACTTTATTGCCATCGGAAACCTATACGTTCCCAGAACTCGTGGGTCATGTATTAGACCAAGGTGGATTTATTTCAACGACTGCCGGTACTGCATCGGCTATCAACATCCGTTGCTCAGGCCGAGAGATTTCGTGACGCCGCAGGAAGAAAGTCTGCTTGAGCATTTTGAGGCATGGGAGTTGCCGCCCGATGCTATTGCGTGGCTGCTTGACTTATGGCGTATCACCCAGACCCTCGATGACGTTGTAGACCGGGACGAGATTGCCCCAGAAGTCGCCCAGAAGGCGATTTGGAGCATTTTTGTGACGTTCCCGGCTAATCCGTTTTATCTTGCAAATGCAGCTCAGTTGCAGCCTGCTTTGGCTACGGCAGTCCTCAAATGGGAAGCCGCCTCCAGAGCAGAGCGACTAGGTTTTGCTGACGCCAAGTCTTATATGTGGCGAGCGGCCTATTACGACGTGCTGCTACTCGTAGTCCTATTGTGCCAAGGCTATGATTCTGCTATGGCAAAAGCCCCCGCCGTGATGGCACTATACGGCGAAAGTTACGACGAATATCGAGCGGAGTTTCCTAATCATGGCTAATCCCGTACAAGTTATCGGCACTGTTGCTGGCGCTGTGCTTAGAAAGCGCGCCGCAGACAAGCAAGAGCAAGCCATTCGTAAGGCCGCAAATGCGCAAATAGAATTGCAAAAGCGGATGTATGAGGAAAGCGTCGGTCGCTTCCGCCCCTATCAGACGGCAGGTGACGAGGCTGTTAATCGTCTTGCGGCGTTGTATGGAGTAGGCGGCGCTTACACCACCGGGCCGACTAAGGAGCAGTTGCTTGCGGACCCGCTCTATGGTGCTGGCCTTGATGAATCAATCCGTGCGCTAGAGCGTTCGGCAGCGGCTCGTGGCGGTTTGCTTTCAGGCCGCACGGTTCGCGGTGTCCGCGCTGAAACGCTGCAAGGTTTGCAAAATGCTTACCTTCGAGAAATGGGACAGCGTGAAGCGGTGCGCAATGCCCTCTTCGGACTAACTGAAGGCGGACTTAATGCAGCCGCGCAAACCGCGGCAGGTGGCCGTGCATACGCTACGGGCGCAGGCCAATCTCTCGGGGCAATTGGCACTGCGCAAGCAAACCGTGCCGCTGAACTCGGTGATCTTAACCAAACCATTTTGGGCGATGTGCTTTCCGGGTATAGTCAGTACCGAGGAATGCGCATGAATCAACTTCAGCCCGTTACGATTCCTTCGCGCAAAACCGGCCTCTACGGCGGATCAGCAAGCCCAATTCGGCTGCCTCCCGGCGTCCGTTAAAGTAGGTAACTCACATGGCAGATCAAAACCCAATGTCGCGCTCTTATGTAGACGTTTATGGAGCCATCGAACAAGGCGCGCAGCGTGCGGAAAAAATTGAGCAGCAACGCATTGCTAATGCCTTAGCGGCAGCAGTTAAACAAGCAAGCACAGCGTCAGTTCGCAACGGCATGATTGACCCGCGCATTTTCGGTGAAAGTTTGGCGCAACAAGGGTTTCCTGACAAAATTCCTGCCGCACAAGCGCAATTGTTTGGCACTTTAAAAAGTGCGGGCGAAGCAGAAGAAGCTACGGGAAAAGGATTGCAAGCGACTACAAAAGCGCAATCTGAAAGATTTCAATTTTGGAGACAGCAACTTCCGGTAAACAACCCAGCCCTGCTGCCAAGGTGGGTAAGTGCTGTATATAAAGACCCGTACATCGGCCACTTGATGCAAGCGATGGGCCCTGAAGAAGACGTTATTGCTGGAATTCCGCAAGACAAAGAGGGGCAACTAGAATGGATGGCAGACGCATCCATGCTTGCGGATGAGGTAATCAAGCGCCGTAAACCAACAGCCGAAGCGTTACTGCCGTATACGCAAGAACTGTCTCCGGGCGTTTATGCGCAGAAAATGGGTTTGGCCTCTGCCGGAGCGCCGCGCACAACGATTGGCCCTCAAGAAAAAGCAGAAGGCGGCAAGTATGGAGAATTCCTTGTAGGGAGTTACGAAGCAATTAGAGAACGAGCGGATCGTGCAAGACGATTTTTGCCCAAACTTGAACTTGCCGCAAAAACTCTTGAAGAAGGTTTGCAAACGGGGTTTGGCGCGGAAACCAAGAAACAAGCGCAACAAGTTTTGGTTGGGTTTGGTCTTAGCACTGAAGAAGCTAAAGCGAATGTTGAAAACGCACAACTTTTCCAAAGCGTAATTAAAACTCAAGTATTGCAAAGACTTGCAGAACAAAAAGGCCCGCAGACCGATCAAGACGCGGCACGCGCTGAACAAACCGTCGCTGGCTTTGATAAGGCCACTGATGTCAATAAGTTTCTTATTGCGTTGGAAAAAGAAATTACCAAGCAAGACATTGCGCAAGAAAAATTTTACCGAGAATGGCGTGATAAAAACGGGACATTCAATGGCGCAGAAAATGCGTGGTTTGGTGGCCCAGGCAGCAAATCTATTTTTGAAAGCCCAGCATTAAAGAAATTTACAAGCGGACAAACTGAAATGCCGCCGCCACCGCCGGGAATGCGAATTAACCGCTAGGTAATAAACCATGCCGGAAAAATTAGTTACAGCCACTAACCCCGAAACCGGCGAGTCTGCGGTTTTTGTTGATGGGGAATGGAAGCCTTATACGTCTACGGCGTCAGATGACTCCGGAAGAATGGCGTATTTGGTCGGCAACAAATGGGTAGAAGACCCAAAGCCAGAGCCGACCTATGTAGAAAAGGTAACCGAACCGTTCACTAGGTTTGCTCGTGAAGTCGTCAATCCTGTATTGGCACCTTACGCAACGGCAGGAGGCGCTGGATTTTTGGCAGGCGGCCCGTATGGCGCTGCTGCTGCAACAACGGGGTTGATGGTTGGTGACGTGGTATCAAGCCTTGCGGGCATGAAGACGCCATCTCAAGCCATTCGAGAGTTATACGGCGAAGAAATAGCAGGGGAACCAACCACTGGAACGACTCGCGCACTGCGCACGGTCGGAGAGTTTGCCGCGCCCGGTGGCGCTGCGCCTCGAGTGGCTCAAACGCTTGCAGAGGGCGTGCGCCCTGCCGCTGATTTAACGTCTGAATTAGCGCAACGAATCGAATTGCGCGAACCAACAAACGCGCTTACTCGCTACGTACAAATCTTGGCGGGACGCGGGCCGTCGCAGCAGCCGCTTGTAGAGCCTGGCGCAACTCGCAATGTGTTGTCTGCCATGGCCGCTGATCCCAACGTGCAGTTCTTGGCGTCCTTGGCAGGTGGTGCCACAACTGCTGGTGTAGAAAACATCGGCGGCAGTGAGACAGCGCAGATGTTGGCAGGGCTTGGCGGAAGCATGGTGCCAAGTTTGGCGGCGGCAGGAACAAAAGCCGCGCTTCGCCCTGTCTATTCGCTAACGGAGCCTTTGTCATCGCAGGGGCTGAAGCGGGTTCAAGCACGAGCCATTTTGACTTCGTTCAATGACGATCCGATGCGCGTGCAAGCCGCAATTGACATGCTTGAATCTGGCATGACGCCAGAACAGGTCGCAATACGCACGAATAATTCGCAGTTTGCAGCGTTGTTGGCGACAACTCGATACGCCAAACCAAACGTTGCTGACATGTATCGCGCCCGTGATGCCGCAATCAATACTCGCCTTGAAAATGAATTGGCGGACATCAATCGGCAACTGGCGAATGAAGCCGGACGATTAGAAGGGCAACGTACCGCGATTCCGGGTGGTATTCCCGGCGCAGATCAACCTGCGCTTGGCCGACGCATTACAACTGCTCGAGAGCAAGAAATTAACAAGGTTCGGCGCGAAGTTGTGCGTCCTGCGTATGAAGCAGCTTTCAATGCTGCACCAGAGGCTTTTAGCATTGAGCCGTTGGTGCTTGCAGCGCGACAAATTGAAGCAGACCCGTTGACGCGCCTTAATCCGGGGCTTGCGCCGAAAACTTCAGAAATACTTCAGCAGTACAAATTTAAGATGCCGGAGGACACGGGATTTATTTTAGGCCCGAGTGGCGAGCGCTTAACGCCGCCGCCTTCGCCGATTCCGCCGCGAGTAACGCTTGAAGGCGCCGATAACATCGTCAAAGCCATCAACATGGACGTTGCCAAGTTGTTAGGCAAAATTGACGCGGAGTCGGCGAAGGCGCTACAAAACCTTTATACGTTGCGTAATGCGTTAAATGAGTCAATTCAAAGTGGCGTTCCGCCTAAAGCGAGAGAGCTTTATAAGGAAGCGTTGAATCTTTATCAGACTCGCATCGCCGAACCTTTCAAAGAAGGATGGGTTGCAAATCTTGAGCGCGAAGGTGCAACTGGCGTTCAGTTGATTGCTCCGGCAAAAGTTGTTGAAACGATTATAAAGGCAGCAGACCCCGACAATGCTCGCCGATTTGTGTTAGCCCTTGGCGACA